CCCTCGTTGGGGATGCGCGGGTCGTTCTTGTTGGCGTACTCGCCGATCTTGAAGCCCATGTTGGCCGGGCGGTCCTCGGCCACGGCCGAGTCAAGGTTGCGCATGCCAGCGCCACGGTAGGCCATCTGCGGCTCACCGGCCACGCGGCTGTTGCGGTGCTTGAGCGCGAAGGCCAACTCTGACTCGGGGCTGACACCGGCGGAATAGACGCCGTGCTGCTCCAGCGCCCGGTCAAGCTGGTAGGGCTCGACGCTCTCGGCGATGCCCTGCTTGGCGCGGTCGTACCATGTGCCCAGCCGGTCAGGGTCTGCAAGGCGCACGGCCTCCACTGAATCGGCGAAGTCTTTGTCCATGGCCTTGCGCATGGCCCCAAGGCCTTGGCCACTGGTCACGGTGCGCGGTGCTCCGACGTAACCGCCGGGCGTGGGCTTGAGGTGCTCGCCAGCGCGGGCAGCCTTGAGCACGGCCTCGTCGCCCTGCTCTTCGGCCATTTTGCGGTAGACGTCCGGCTCGACCTTGCTGCGCGGCCCCTTTGACTTGGCGGGCTTGGCGGCCTGCTCCTCGGGGCTCTTGCCAGCGCTTTCCTTGGACAGCTTCTCGACCTTCTTGGCCCGGGCAGCTTCCTGCTCGTGCTTCTGGCCGAACTTCTCGATCACGGCCCGCTCTTCAGGCGTGCGCACCACGATGGGCTCGACACCCTTGGGCGCTTCATCAGCCACGCCGAAGAGCTTCTTGAGGCCCTTCTTGATGATGTCCTTGCCTTCGCGCTTGGCCGAGCCGCCAATGTCGAAGTGAGGCAAGCCGCCTTTGGCCAGCTCGACGTCGCCCTTGATGGCCGACTCGGGAATGTGAAACTCGCTCCAGTCATCTGGGCCAGCCTCGTGGCGGACGCGGTAGCCGGGCTCGTACGGGGTGCGCATAGTCTTGCCGGTGTCGGGGTCCTTCATGACCTTGCCGAGACCGGGGCCAAGCTGCGGGTGATCGGCACGCATCGGCTGGTTGCCCACCAGCGTGCGCTCGATGATGGTGTAGGGCGGCTTGTTCTTCTTGGCGCTGTCCTCAGTGAACACGCGCTGGCCCTTGTCGTACTTGAAGGGCATAGACTCCATGAGGTCCCGCATCTCTGTTGCGCCCTGCCTGACGCGGTCGCCCAGCGAGGTATGGAAGTCTTGCAGCGTGGTCAGCTCCTTGGTCGCCACCGTCGGGGCCTTCATGCCCGCCTTCTCGGCCGCCGTAGTGATGACCTCTTTCATGATCTTCTTGACGCCACCGCCGCCAGCGTAAGCCGGGCCGTCGATGATCTGGCCGCCGTCGCTCATGTCGGGGTTGGTGTTGAAGACTTCACCGCCAGCAGCAAGGCGCTGCACCTTCTTGTGCCAGACGTCGGCACGGTCCTTGTGGCTGAGGGGCACGCCGCCACCGGCCATGGCCCACTCTTGCAACGATTGCTTCTTGGGAACCGAGTCGGTTCCGATTGGCTTTAGCTTCGGCAGGTCGATGGTCTTGAGCTTCTTGATCACCTCCTTGCCAGCCTTGCCCAACTGTCGGACCCCGGGAATGATATTTGCAGCCCCGAAAGCGGTTTCGATGCCAGCGTCAACGTAGTCACCGCGCTTGACTGCGTCAGCGGCGCTCTCAACGCTGCGGGCACCCTCTTGAACGTAGAAGGGAGACATTGCCACAGCCGCGACAGGATTGACGGCAGCCAGCGCATCGGCAATACCAACGCCGCCGGGCAGGTTGCTGCTCTCGCCGCCCATGATCGTCTGCGCATGCTTGCGGGCCTTGTATCGATTCACGCCCATGCCTTCCATGCCGCTCTGCAAAGCACTGGCCATGCGTTCGCGCATGGTGGGGTCGTACGCCCGCATTTCGTCAGCCATGGTCACCACCTTTCCCTTTGTTTCCCGAATCATAAACGCTGGGGCTTGTCAAGTCCATTCTCTGACGCAGCCAGCGGTCCAGCTCCGCGTGCGCCTGCTCGGCCAGCTTGGTGCGGGACGCGCCCCAGCATGCCACCAGCTCGAAGCGGTTCAGGCAGGTGGTGGCCGTCAGGCAGCTCGGGCCGGTGCTGCAGCCGGGTTCGGCGATGGTGTGGATCATGATGGCCTCCTCTTTCCGTTCTCAAAGTCCTCGCGGCAGTCCGCGCTCTGGTGCGTGGCGATCCAATCCTCGTGGTCGAGGTGAGGATGGCACCAGCACTCCGACGTCAGCTCATGCGGGCGCAGGTCGTCCACCGGCACAATGTGCGTCACGAGGTTGCCGGTTCCGGTTGGGCCTGTAATGTTCATCCACATGGTCACACCGCGTATGGGTTCACGCGGCGCTTGCGGCCGCTGTCTGCGTAGTCGTCCTCGTCGTAGTCGTCCTGCGGCGGCGGGTCGATCTCCAGCCAGCCAGCATCGCGCAGGTAGCGCAGGGCCTGCGTGCAGGCGTCCACGAAGTCGTCGTGCGTGCTCTCTGGGAAGCTGCAGATCTGGCTCACGAAGCCCTCGGCCCAGTCCTTGACGTAGCCCTTACGCCGATCTGACTCGGGTATCCAGACCCGGCCACGGGCGATGATGTTCGAGACGATGTTCAGGCGCTGAGTCTTGTCGGCGTTGCCCGGGTTGTAGGCCCGCACGTTCAGGTGGGCACGCTGCAGGTCTTGGATCAGCGAGATGCCCGCGCTCTTATCCTCCACGAGGATCAGGTCGACGCGCTTCTTTTCCTTGCCCTCGCCGAAGACCGCGCCGTACTCCTCGATCACCTTGGGGCGCAGGTCCGGGTACTGCATGTGCTCCTGCCAGCAGTCGATCACCATGACGCTCATGGGCCCGTCCAGCGGCTTGAACACGCCGAAGGTGATCTGGGCCGTCGGGTCGTTCTGGGTCTTGTCGGTGTTGGCGCAGTCGTAGCTCTGCAGGATGAACTCGAACTTGGGGAACTCCTTGCCCGCTGGCCAGAGCTTGAACATGTCGCGCTTGACGATGCCGCCCTCCTCCGGGTCGATGATCTCGGCGTAGATCTCCTGCCGCCCGAGCTTGGTGCCCTCGTACTGCAGGATCTGCTTCTTGAAGTTGTCCGACAGGTTCTTGAGGTTGGCGTAAGTCGAGGCGGTGGTCATCACCACGTCGTCACCCTCGCGGGCGATCAGCTCAAGGATCAGGTCCTTCGGCCGGGGCGTGGTGGTGGCGATCAGCCGGGTGCGCTGGCCAAGGCGCACGCCGAACTGGATCTGGTCCCACGCGTCTTGCAGGTAGTCCCACGCGGCCAGCTCGTCCAGCCAGCCCCCATGGAACTGCGGACCCCGGAAGCGCTCGGGCTCCGAGGCCGGGATGCCCTTGATCAGGCTCCCATTGATCAGGCGCAGCTCGTGGTGCTGCTTGTTGTAGTCGGCGATCAGGGCAGAGGGGACGACGGTGCAAAGGCCCGAGTCGCCCTCAAAGCATGTGGCCCGGACGTCGGCCGATGTCGGGGCGGCCACCAGCCAACGGGTGTTCGGCTCCTCCCATGCCCACCAGCCGATCTGCTCGGCAGCAGTGCGGGTTTTCCCTGCCCCGCGTCCGGCCAGCATCAGCCAGATGGACCACCAGTCCCCGGGCGGCAGGGTCTGGTGCTTGTGCTTGGTGGTGAGCCAGCTCATGCGCCACGCCCACGCCAGCCGGTACTCTGGCCGCGCCACCTTCAGGCTCTTTTGAACCTGCGGGTCGGCCAGAATCTCGGCGAGGTCACTCATGTGCGTCGGCCTGCGATCTCAGCTCTACGTTCTTGAGCATGGCCCCCAGCAGCTTCTCGGCCTGCACCTCGGCCTCGATCCTCACCGGGTTGTCAGCGTCCCCGCCGAGCTGCACCTTGTTGCCGTACTTCTTGGGGTCCCAGCAGGCCAGCAGCTTCAGGCGGGTCTCGATCTGCAGCTTGCGGTGGCCGAGCATGTCGTCCTCAGTCACCGTCATGCTGTCCTCGCCTTCCTTGGCCCCGGAGCTGAAAACCTTCTTGGTCCCCATCACCGGCGTGTTGCTGATCTCCAGCGCCTCCTCGGCCAGCGCGTCGTAGCCAAGCTCGCGTGCGCGTGCGAGGCGTGAAGCAAAGTCAGGCTTCTCCACCACCCAGTTGTACACAGTCCGCCAGCTTGGCATCCCCTCCATACGGCAGACCTTGCGAAGGTTCACCCCATTGGAGACGAGGTCACAGATCTGGTCTGCGATCTCTTCGGTGTACTTTGAGCCGGAGCCTTTGGGTGCTCCCATCTTCTTTGGGGCTTCTGGCGCGATTTCGGGCGCTGATGCACCCTTACCCTTGGCTGAGGCCTTTGCGGCCTTCTGGGGCTGTTTCCGTGGCTTTGTGGCGGCGGTTTCTGGCATGACCGTATTCCTCGTCCGTTGATCTGGCCAGATGGTAACCGATTCGCTTAGTTCCCGGGCGACTCGCTGTCCTCGATCAGCTCTTGCTGCTCGGGGGCGCGGTACTGCTCGATCTTGGTTCCGGCCGTCAGTGCTTGGACGAGGTCGTCTTGCGTGGCCACGCGGATGTTGAAGGTGCTGTTGGCGACGTGGCTCAGGGCTTGCTGGCGCAGGCCTGCTTTGACCAGTCGGGTGCCCTGCGGGCCGTGGACGATGTAGATGCGTTCTGCCATTTGGCTCTCCGTGTTGTTTGGTGTACCCGGCCCCTTGTGCCGGTCGAAACCGAGTCGGTTTCTCTTCGCTTTCGGATCGCTTGCAGTTCGCTATGTGTTGTTGGTGGCCGGTGCTGATCTCCGGCATTTCCGTCTTCCGGGTGGGTCGATGTGGAATACATCACGCCATCACGGCGTCCCGCAAAGTCTGCGCATCAGCCTGCGCATTCACCAACACGGCTGGGGGCTGCTTGGGAAGGGGACAAGGCTTAGTAATCCTGCTCCGACCCGAGACTGATAGCGTAGGCTCGCTCCATACCTATCTCTGCAATCCCCATGCGTGTTGGCCCCGGCATTCACCGGGAACCGACTCGCTTTTGATTCGCTATCGCATGATGTCGGGCAGCATGCAGACCACGATCAAAAACACAGTGAACATTGTACCAATCACCAGCTTGTCGCGCAATGATTCTTGCGGTTGTTGGCTGGGAAGGTGGCGCATCATTTCGTCGATCTCTTGCTTGTTCATGTCAGCTCCAATACGGTGGCGCGAGCTGCGCCTTTGTGGTCTCGGTGGGAAAACTCGTCGATCTGCTCGTGCTCGCCGTAGTACCACTCCTCGTTGACGTTGAGCGCTACCACGATGGCGTTGATGTGGGTGACCTCGGTGACGCCGCCCTCGTACCCGGGGCGCACGACCATCAGCTCGGGGTCGAGGGTTTGCAGCCGCTCGATCAGCTCTTTGACTTTCATGCTGCCTCCCTAATCGCATAGTCATGCCACACCACGCCCTTGCTCGGGTCTCCAACCTTGCAGGGCTTCACCCAGACATTCTTTCCGCTCCTGAGCCTGCGTAGGTGCCCTCTGCGGTCGTGTTGGCGGGGTGATGCATGGGTCCCACCCTTGGACTCGGATCGGGGCTTGGATGGCTCGATGTAGACCGTCGTCCAGTCGTAGGTTGGGGCCTTCCCCTGCGCGACCTTGCGCCGGTTCGTAAAGGTGTCGCGCATCGTCGGCTTGTAGGACGGGCAGCGCTGTGACAGCAGCCTGTACCAGTTGCCCACGACCCCGAGCACCATCTGAGCGTCCTTCTCTTCGATGATGTCTCCCTCATCGACCGGGCCGTAACGGATCATCCCGTCGTCGAGCGCGTACACAATCAGGGGCAGCTTGGTAGGCATCTGCCCATGCGGCCCCTTATGAACTGACAGGACAATGCCCTCCTCTGGGTCCGTGCCCACAACGGTCATCAGAAACTCGTAAACCTGATGCGTTTTGGATTTCCCCTGCCAAACGACCATGCATTTTTCAAACGGTGGCCGGTACTCATGCAGCCAGTTTTGATCTACCGTGCTTTGATCGAGAGTGCCCGAGATGTCGAACCATTGCATCTCGGTGGGGTCAATGCCCGCCTCGACCATCCAGCGCATCGTTGAGCGGATGAACGGCGTCATGCTGCCACCTTGCTGATCTTGAGCTGGCGCTCGCGCAGGGCGTCGATCTCGGCCCACAGCTTGACGTAGTACGGGTCGTCGGTGGGCAGGTCCTTGTGCAGCGCCAGCGTGTCGTGGCAGTCGAACAAGGCACGACGGCAGGTGTGCCAATCGTAGCCCTTGACCTTGTTGGTGAACACCTCGTGCCATTGACCGTAGTTCATGCTGACACCTCCGTGGCCAGCACGCGGTTGATGGCCTCGACCATCTGGCGGGCCTGCTCAAACGTCAGCGTGGCGCGTGCGCCGCCGCCGTTGACTTGAATCGAGAGCCACAGCTCGTTGTCGTCGTACTTGTCGATGAACACGCGCTCGTATTGCTCGGTGGTGTTGATCATTGTCTGAAGGTCTTCGCTCATGATTCGCTCCTTTGCGCTGTTGATGGTGTAATTGTACATTAAATCAACGAGGGGTCAATACCCGTCGTCAGAAAAGTATTCGCCGATCTCGCGCTCAATGCGGGACTCGTCGTCGGAGGTCAGCTTCTTGGCCAGCCAAGGGGCGGCGCGGCCCCGGCGGTCCAGCACGTCCCAGTCGGCCTCGGTGTAGCCGTGATAGTCCCAGTCGCTGGCCGCGTGGTAGCTGTAAGAGCCCTCCACGCGGTTGTAGTAGGACACGCCAATGATGCAGGGGATGCCTGCCACGCGGGTTTCGATTTCGGCGATGTACATGGTGCTCTCCTTCAGGCTGCTTCGATGGTGTTGCCGCTCTCGCGGGGCTCCCAGATCGACACGATGATGCGGTCGCGGGGTGCGCTGTACACGGTGATGATTTCGTCCAGCACGATGTGGTGCAGATACGAGAGGTTCATCGTGTGGGCCCGGGCGTACTCCACCGTGCCGGTGTAGGGCTGGCCGTGGTACACGCCTTTGACTTTGTCGCCGACGTTGAAGGGTTGCTGTTTGCTCATGATTCGCTCCTAATTCGCTGTCCTGCACATCGCAGTGGTTTAATTATATATTAAATCAAGGGGGCGTCAACAACCCCCTCGATATAGGGACTTTCCCTTATGCCGCCTTGCCTGCTTCGAGGATCTTGTTGGCTGCGCTGAAGATGCGCTGGGCTGACTTGTCGCTGATGTCAGCGCCTTGCAGCCAGTTCTGGATGTAGCCGCGTGACTCGTGCAGGCCGGGCAGGTCCAGCACGCTGCACAGGATGTAGGCCACGCTCTCGGCCTCGACCTCGCGGATGTCGCGGGGGGTCTTCTCGCTGTCGGCCATCACGCCCTCGGTGGTGTGGCCAAGGACGACGTGGGCCAGTTCGTGGAAGCGGGTCTTGTGGGGCAGCACGGCCACCGGGTTGACGGCGATGGTGCGGCCGCTGGCGTAGCCTTGGCAGTTGCCATCGACGTGGTCAAAGGACACCTCGCTGATGTCCAGCTCGGCCAGCGCCTTGGCCTTGTCCCATGCAGGGGTGACCACCTCAGCGGCGAAGTCCTCGCCCTCGGTCTGGCCCAGCACGAACCAGTTGTTGCGCAGCACGAACATGCTGAACACGTCGCCGGTCTTCTCACCGGCCTCGTCCTTTTTGCTGATGGTGACGGGCATCACCAGCGCAATGGCCTTCTGGCCCTTGGACACCGAGCGGCCCAGCTCCTTCCACTTCTTGAACGTGGCGATGGGGCCGAGGGGGATCTCACGCGCCACGCACTGGCTGTAGGCCAGCAGTTGGTTGCCGATGCTGTAGCCGTGGAACGTGCTGTAGCACTTGCTGATGATGCCGGGCTGGTTGACGGCGTCCTTGAGCAGTTGGCTGAAATTTGCTTTTTCCATGATTCGCTTTCCTTCGCTGTTGGACAACAGCACCGCGCTGTTGTTGGTGTAATTGTAGCTTAAATTTTCACCCTGTCCATAAAACCCCACAAACCGATTGGGTATTCGATTCGCTTTTGCACATTCCACAGGGCGGCCCTGCGCTCGTTGGTCGTCTTGAACTCACGCCGAGCGAACACCTTGAACCACTCGGACCAGAGGCTGTGAGGGGCCAGCTTGTCCCTTCTGGAGGGGTGTCGCAGCTTGCGCATGGCCTTGCTCTCGATCTGGCGCACGCGCTC